AGAAGACGGCATACGAGATTTCTGCCTGTCTCGTGGGCTCGGAGATGTGTATAAGAGACAGAAGAACGAGATTAAGTCACAACTAACCCCACTTTAATACATTAAAGCATGAAAGTATTCTTGTTCATATTTAATTCACAATTTGTTAATAAATCGTTTACAATTTGTTCACAGTTTGTTAACACATTTCGTGCCGGGGTATGCTATAATATAGACAGAAAAAAGGAAAGGAAGTAAAAACAAATGAAAAGAACAATTTATGAAGTATGGGCAAAGACCTACAGCGAAGAATTACAAGATACGATAATGGTTATCAAAGCGAAATTTTACAAGATAACAGATGCTCAGTTGTTCGCGAAAGCCTATGAAGATGCCTACATGATGAAAGTTGTAATAATCGAAACGGAAACTTTCTAAACAGTCGAAACGGGCACAATGCCCGTCTGTAACGGTTGGCGGCGTTACACTGATGAAGGCACGCCGGAAAGGAAAATGCAAAATGAAAAAGCAAAATGTTAAAATCAAATTCAACGGAAACCTTTACGACCGCGATTTAATCGTTAGTTATATGCGGGACGATTTACGCGAGAAGTTGCACAGCGAGTGGACGGAAGAAAAAGGCGGCGAGCAGGAATTTTTTGAAGCATACTGCGAACTGCTTCGCAACGAAACAGGTGAAGAATTTGAAATCTAAGCCGAAACGGGCGCAACGCCCGTCCACGTGAGATGACCTACACGTGCTGATAAGGCAGGTCATAAAAAGGAGGTGAAAACCATGAAACCAAACTGGACAGAACTATTCAAAGCAAACCTTGTAAAACCCGCATGGGCAGATAACGCCAAGGAAACCGAAATACCCTTTGCAGTACATGCAATAGATAGTTGCATAGGCACAAATTGGAGAAAGGACGAAAACGAAGATGAACAGTTATTTGGTAACAGTGACCGTAACAGACCCGGACACAGGCAAATATAAAGTTGAGATACCTGTATACGCAAAGACAGCGGCACATGCAAAACGCATAGCGCATAAAGCCGCAAGGCAGATGGGCGCTTGCTATATCACAGATTTAACAGCAGAAAGGCGGTTCAACGATGAACATTAAAAGAGAAGCGCGAACGCAGGTTGAAATTGCACAAATTATAAGGGTGTTGGACATTAAAGATGAAATATGCCAACGTCATACACGTTGTGACGAATGCTCTTTAGGCAAATTAGACGTACTTGAAACGCGGACATGCGATGAAATTGACAAATTAGCGAAACGCTTAGATTTAGCTTATAGGGTGGTGCAAACATTATGATTGTCGTGTTATGCTTGAGTATAGTTGCAGGAACACTGCTTGTAGGGCTTGCCCAGTTGCTCGAATGGCTTGACCGCACGTACAACGATTACAAGTTGTTAAAGACAGTAGAAAGGTGGTGGAAGTTATGACGTATATGGACTTGCAAGCATTGCGGCATTATGTACGCCAGGCACAAAAGATAATATATGAAACTCGTAGCTGTATCATTATCGGGTGTGATAAATGCGAATGCGCTTACATTTGTGAATTGACAAATTGCTTGCTAAAGTTTATACAGCACGAGATAAACCGATACGACGCGAAAGGAGAATTAAAAGACGACATGTAAACAACTGCAAGCAATGCTCCGCTACACGAACGAAATAGCAAAAATAAGTTTAGAAAGTGAAGATTGTAAGCATGGTGTGTGCGCTAACTGTAGCTATTATGCGATATGCCATGTAAACAGGACATTGCAATATTTAATAAAACACGAAGCCGATAAATATAATGCTAAAGGAGAGTTAATCAATGATAACCGTTAGCACTCGAGACTATACCACAGAACAACTAAAGTACCTTTCAGCGGCGCTTTATACAGTGAAATACAGAATATTTGAGAGTGACGAGTGCATCGAGGAAACCCAATGCACACCTCAATGCAAAGCATACGCCTTTTGCACGGATATTGGTAGCACATGGGCATATATAAATAAAAAGATAAGGGAGCGTGAAGCACTTGAATTACATCGAGATACGCAAGAAAGTAAATGAAACAACCCCGCGCGGCGCATACCGAAGCGCCGTGAAGCTATACGCAATAGACATTTTAAACCGATTAGGTGACGCAGAAGCGCCGGACACATTGTCAGAACTCCATACCGAATTGCTCGACGGTTGTCTAAACTGGATTGAATACAGCTATTGCGGCAAGGCGCTTGCAGACAGCTACAGCATAGCGGGGCGTACTTGCAGTCCTACAACCTTAAAGCGTTTACACGCTGGGGCAAAACAACCTGTAGGTTTCGGAACATGGCTTGATTATCAAGCAAGCGCCCTAAAGCAAGCCGAAAAGTTGATTATACAAAAATATTGTGAGGTTAAAAACGAACACAAATAAAACAAGGCTCGAATACCACTACGGTACTCGAGCCAATGTTATTATATATTATTTATAGCGTCCATTCTCCTGACTCGTGTCCCCACGCGGGAGGGTTGACCTGTTGCGACGCAATAGCCGAAAATAGCATTGAGTTATCAGACACGAAATCAACCGACCCGTTGTTTTTAAAGAACAGCTGTGCGCTTACAAAACCGCTATTGTCACCGGGACCCGGTGTCCAAAGCAAACCCGCAATAAGTTTGTCATTTGTAGGAGCGCCGTTATTTTCGTCCCCAGAATCAGAAACATAAGACGTTCTCGGCATCAGTTCAAACTTAAAGGTGTTTTGATTGGTACCCCCTAACAATGCTGTCAGGTTCTCTTTAAAGTTATCGGGTGTTACAAGTCTTTCGCGCCAGTTACCCGACACGGCAACGGAGCTATCTTGCCCATACACACGCATAACACCGTAACAAATAACAGTGGTATCAGCAGAGGACGGGAAAGAAAGCATATCCAAAATAGCTTTTTTATAATAATATGTACCTGTCAGTGTGAAAGACTTATAATCAAACTTAGGATATGTTTTAACCATATTCTCGAGAGCCTGTACACGTGTAGTCAAAGAACGTATATTGGAATTGATGTTCGTAATCTGCCCGTTAACGTCGGCTTTCCACTGGTTGTACTGGTTGGTGAAATCAGTTTTCCACGTATTGAAGTCGTTGTTGGTGTTCGTGGTGTATGTGTTGAACATTTGATCAATGCGTGTGTTAGCATTGGATACAAAATCTTCAAACTTTTTGTTTAAATTATTTGTAGTATTTGTAGCATAATTATTAAACCACTGCTGTAAAGTAGTGTTCGTATCGTTTTTATACTGTTCAAATTTATTCCAAAGTTCTTTCGTCAAGTCGTCAAAGTGCTGTTCCATGTGCGCTTCAAACCTTGCGATTTCCGCGTTAACCCAGTCTTGCAAGTCTTTGTACGCTTTATGCAAAGCGTCAATGTTATCCTCCATCTTCTCAAGTTCCTCAAGCATTTTGTTAAGGAACGCCGCAAGCTTGCACAGCACCTCATAATAACTCAAACTCTGGTCATAGACAGCGGGGAGAACTTTCTGACACCAAAAGCGCAGATATGGAATGCCGTCATACTTTTTTAAAATAGGGTCAAAGTCAGCGGGTGTAAATTTGTTATCGTTCGGCATACTTTACCACCTTTCTTTATTCCCACAAACCGAAAAACAAATCTTCCAGTTCGTGCAATACCATATTGTCAACACTTTCATAGTTCTTATACATTTTAGTCATTTCGGAGAAATACGCGTCTCCACTGCTACGACCTGTATAAGTATACTCTGTGTTGCGTTTACCGTCCTGTGTACTTTGCGCTGTGCCGTCGGTTGATGCTTCGCTTGTTGTCTTTGTCGCGCTTGTCAGATACTTATCTGTGTCCAAGCCCTCAATACCACCTTGCGGAGTTTCGTTAAACTTGTTCCAACCTGTGCTTTGACTTTCGCCATGCGACGTTCCATTATCGGCAGTATGTGACGTATCTTCGCCCACTGTGGTATGTTTGATGTTATCAAACGGGTTCGCAAGTTCCTCCTGCTTGTACAGCATGTTATACTTCGGCATAATCGCGACAAGCCGTTCCCGAAGATGCAGTTTCCATAGCGCATACGTTTCATACGCTATTTCACGAGTGTAGTAGTGTAGCAAGATAAGCTTGCACAGGTGTTCACGATAACTTTCCTTGAAGATAGGAAAATCAAAATCGAAAATGTGTTCGTAACCTGCTTGTAAAGCTTTCTCTACGTCACCATACCCGCTGTGTTCATACTCACCTTGCCAATTCAATTCAGGAACAAAACTTTCGCAAATCCAACGGACTTCTGTTGTAAATTTACTCATTGTTTTCTTCCTTTCTTTCCTTTTCTTCGGTCGGCTTTTGATACATCACGTCATCAGCGTCTTCCAAAATCAGACGGTCATCGTAGTCTTCCTTGTACTCACACCATACATTCAGATTGAACAGACTATTGATTTTTTCGCAAGCTTTTTGCCGCTCATTCAAGCGGTTATATCTTGCCGCAATAGTGCCGCCCATGTTACGTGATACTTCATCTGTAATCAAGCGCTCTTTTTTCTGCAAGGACGTATTCGAAATACCGAGATATGTCAAAGCTTCATTGAAAATCTGTGTTTTGATTTCATACAATTTGTCTGCAACGTATGGCGCGTCTGTCTTTAGCACTGTAAAGTCATTGATAGATAAATTCTTGTCACCAAAAATAAACGGCTGATTTCCGTCATACTTCATGTACAAGTTTTTCATCGTCAAGCGTTTGCTTTCATCTGCCAAAATCAAAATCGGGGTTTTCTGTGCGTTGATATTTATATCGATGATTTTATCAATCTTTCCGAGCCTGTCCGCGAATGATACCAACTGCATCAGAGACGGAGTACGGAGATAATTGTTATAAATCATCACGCCTGTTTCCTGCGTCAATGGGTATCTGTAGCTGTTATACAAGCTACGTGCGGTAAACTGTAACGGCTGTCCGTACACGTCGTAGCCGCTTGTACTGATGTTTACGGGAAGTGTCATGTACATGTCGAGCGCGTCGTCCTTAAAGAACACCGCGCATCCGTTACCCAGAAGCGCAAGTTCGAGTGTTCGCACGTCGCATGTTTCGGGAAGCCCCGTCCAGTCAAACATGGATGCAGAAAGTTCGACGAGCCTTGCAAGGTACAAATCGTTGTTCAGTCGGTTTTCAAAAGCCGTACTCCAAAACATACGGTCTTGTGTACCGCCGTAATGTTTTGCCCTCAAACTACTTGCCATGTTTTATCACCATCCTTTCTTATGTCGGGGAGTTATCGAGAGTATAGTTACCCACTTCATCACCGTTCTTCCAGAATGTAACACCACGGTCATACACGGCTTTAATTACGTTCGCCGCTTCTTGCGGTAAGAAACCCTGTATTTCGCAACCGACGGTTTTAACGTAGTTCCAATGGGGTCTTGAATGGGTATTAGGAACTTTAACTGTGCAAGTGTTGTAACCGAACATGTCAAAGAATTTGTCTACGATTTCCGCATATTCTGGTTTGACACACATGTAATAGGTACTGTAATCAAAACGGGCTAAAGCGTTAGTAACGCTTCCCGCACCGGATAGCCCCCCTACATTTGGTGGGATATTTGAAACATCTTTAAGCTTAGCTTCAACTTGCCATGCGCTTGTCATAAAGTCTACTGCGCTTGTTCCGGCAGTACCAATAGCGCTAAATATACCCCCCGTGGCTTGTTGCCGCAACCCTGTTTTTGCAGTCTGACTAACTGTTTTTCCGGCGTTAGACGCGTCAGCTTTAGCGGCTTGTAACATATCGGCGGCGTTATTCACGGTCATTGTACCACCAAGAAAAGCTGACGCTGTGTTTATTACACCGTTAAAGGCTTGTGTGTAAAGAGCATTGTTTATTTGTTCTCGATTGAGTGCCATATACGCTCTGTAGGTATCACCTATCCAAGGAACGGTTGGATAGCCTGTCAGTACAATAGCATGGTCGTAATACTTAGCCACACCCCTATAATCCAAAGGATAGAGTACACATTCGGGTGAACTTATGCCGGAAGCCGCAACTTCCACGTGAAAGAAACCGTCTTTATCAATTTTAAAATCTTCATATCGGTATTCATTCACTGTTCCCTGATTATTGCTAATCCATAGTTGATTGTAGGGATAACCAAATAGTTTTTTATTTCGCGGTTTATATCCGTTTGGTAACTGGTCTTTGAACTGTTCCTCACCCTCATAAATACCACTGGTAACACCATAGCAAACAAACTTAAAATCTTCTTTTGGTACTATCTTCGGCATATCAAAATGCGTTTCATCTGCACCCTGTGCCATGAGTGCGTTAGCAACCGTTACGGACAAGACAGCATCTTGCCACCCACTACGAACAAAGTCCTGTACGAGTGTGTTCATATCCTCTGCTCTACCAATATAGCCATACACAGGGCAAAACTGACTATACAATTTTATAGGAACATCGCCAGATGAATAGGGTTTACTTGTAATAACACACGCATATTCACCCAACAAACCGCGTGAAGATAACAGGTTTTGAGACACGCCGCACATCAGTTCACCATACCCGATGTTTTCCGGTTTGGTGTTTTCAAAAATCTTGTCCGTTACGGAATGTTCACGTTCAACCAAGCATTGCATCAAAGTATATTCAAACATCCAAGTTTGCATCATGTCAAGTTCGTAATGTATATCCGTAACATTGTCGTTTACATATTCAACACTGTCTACAAACGCAAAGAACCACTTTTCACCGTATGACGTGTTTTTAAACAATAGATAATTACAAGCATATACTTGTGTTGCAGGGATTTCCAAGGTTATATAATTACGTCTTTCACGCTGATATGACACATTGTGGAATTGCTTGAAAGCTTTACTGAAAAAGTAATTATTTTGAGCGGCAATACTATCAAAGTATAACGTATACTTATAGTCACTTTCAATAGGAACACCACGACATAACACAACGTCTGAATTAGGGGGTATATATGGCATTTTATTCACCTCTTATATAAGTCTTAACCCTCTGTTTCCAGAGGGTTTTGACTTACATTGAATTAGTTTACTGTACGGTAATCTCACACATGCCGCTCTTTGTGGTATTGAACTTAGAGGTCGCAGTGATGTTCGCCGTGCCGCTTGCAGTCGGGTCAACCTTAACCACGCCGGACGCAGACACCGTAACGAGCGGGTTGTCACTTGTCCACGTAACCGCCTGCGGCGCAAAATTGGTCGTTGCGACTTTCGCGGTCAAGGTAAGCACCTGACCTGCGGACACCGTAGCTGTAGCCGGAGATACCGTAACGCCTGTGACAGTCGGGGTGTTCGGGATAAACGCGATAGCGTTTGCGAATGGGGACACGCTGAACACCTTCCAGACGTGGAGATAGTGGTTCCAGTAAAGACCCTGTACGTTCTCGAGGTCGCGGAACTGCTGGAGTTTATCATAAATCACGAAATAGTCACGGTCAACAAGGACAGCAGGAATTTCGTTGAGTGCTTCCAGTTCGTCCGTGCTGTACTCATAGTAGTTCGGGTCGCCCTTAAAGAGTTCACCAAGGCGCTTTACGTTCAGCTTGCCGAAACCATCGACAAGAACGATATGACCGAGCAGTTCGGCTTCGGACATGTTGAACGCACGCGCAAGGTTCTTTACGCTCTGGGTAGCATCGAACGCAGTATTGATAATGATATACTGGTCATCACGCAGGGTGTGCGTGGTCACGCCCGCAAGGTTGTATTCGTCAGACATAAACAGCAGGTCATTGGACGCTTTACGCATTACAACGGTTGCGTCATCAATGTTACTTGTATTGATTGTCTGGACGCTAACCTGACCGCGGGAGAGGTTACGCGCAAGCATGTATTTCATGACAAGGAATTCGTCATTCTCCATAGCGGTGTAAAGCTGTTCCGTAATCTTCGCAACGAGGTTATACACACCGTCTTCGGACAGGAACGCAAGGCGCAAATCCTGTTCTTCGGTCGTAGTCTTGTAGAACTTCTGGAAGTTCATGACATGGAACGCGGACTGCACGTCCGGGATTTCACGCTTGAAGAGTTCGTTTTCCGCGACTGCCGGGTCATACTGGAATGGACGCGCCATAGCCACGAACACTTCTTCAACCGTTTCGCCAAAATCGAGGAAACCTTTCTTAAACATTGCCCACGGGTTAGAGTAGGACTTAGACGTGATAATGACTTTACCGATACGGTTCACGAGCGCGGACAGAAACTCATTCTGGAGCGCGGGCACGTCCATGATAATTGCGCCGATTTCACGGATGCTGTCTGCGTCCGGGGTCACAACCGGGACATAGTTACGGTAATTGATAGACGCGGAATTGCGGATTGCATTTAACACGTCTGCGGAACTGTTTGTAAGCGTTCTTACTTTCGGCTTAGTTGCCATTGAAAATCATCCTTTCTTATTTAAATAAATCATTGAACGTGATATGTTCTGCACGTTCGGTTGCATCTACCCCATACGGGGACTGCGTTGCGGGTTCGTCGGGTTTACTGCCCTCCGGTTTACCCTCAAAGAAACGGCTTGTATATTTTTCGCGCCATTCTTTATCCTTTTTTGCTGTTGCTTCTTCTGCCGCGGTCAGTCTGGTGCTAAAATCATTAAACGTGTCCGCAACGTCTTCCGCAATTTCTAACATTCTATCAGGTGTAAAATCACCCGACGCAAACATTTCTTTAAACTGTTCAAGATTTTTTACTGCCATTTTAAATCATTCTCTTTCTGTAGCCAAGACACATCATCCATATAGGCATGGATTTTCGTTTCGTTGGTGTTGGCGGGGGTGTTGGTGTATCGGGGTCATATTGTCCAAGGTAGTTATACCAATATCGCGCCGCCTTTTGACGGTCTGCGCGTGTTGCTTCCGGGTCTGCCGGGCGTTCGTATGTGTCCAGAAAGACGCTTGCAAGGTATTCGGGAGACTGCGTAGACGATTTAAATTCCGCGTAACTCATGTTATACGGACTAACAGGATACCACAGGTTTGTAGCGTTACTCAAAAAGTAACATTGCGCTGTACCGTCATCGGGACTGCCCATCACGTCACTAAAGTGTGGCGCATACCCGGGGGACGACTTTGCAATATCTGCGTCAATATACTTTTGAGGTGGAGTAAATTGTACCAAACCATAACCAATGTCGTCCTTTCTATAATCCGTTGACGGGAGGGGTTCGTCCCAACCCCACCGCCACGGATTGTACCCGCTCTCCCATTCCATGTTGCCAAGGACGGCAGAAACGGCGTTTAATGTCCACCCGAGGGACTGCACTAAAGCCTTGTAAATCATGATAGCGTTGTCTTGCGCTTCTGAACTCTCACGGGAGTAACCGTACAAGTTTTTTGCATGCCATGTCGCGTCGGGTAAAGGTGGTTTCGGTTGCGGTGTGCTTGCGTCCCACGTAACGTTATACGTACCTACACCGTTCGGTATACGCAAGATGCTTGACGGGTCTTTTCTGTAAGCGGTTGTTTGTCCGCCGTCCCAGTATTCCCAGTGGGTGTGTGTACCAGTGACGTTGCCCGTCTGACCTTGCGTCCCGATAAACTGACCTTGTGCAATGCTGTCACCCTCTGACCAAATCTGTGACGCAAAGTGTGCCGCAAGCCAATACTTGTTCGGTTCAAACTCAACAAGTATCATGTTGCCCCATGACATGTTGCCAGTTATGGTACTGCCGTCCCACACCTGCGCCCATACAACCTTTCCGGCTAATGGTGCATACGCTTTGTAGTTGTCATGCACGGTATCAATGCCGCCATGTTCACCGCCGCCGTCGTAGTACGGATAACCCGCACTTTCGTAAATTGTCTTTTGGTCTGTTATACATTGCTTATAGGTTGCCATGTTCAATCAAGCTTTCAATTTCGTTTGCAAGAACTTCAATTTGTTCAAGCTTCGTTCGGATTAAATCCTTGTTGTCGCTTTGCTTTTTGTAGCCGTTTAAGCCCTTAGCTTTAATCTGGGACGGGTAATCGTAGTACGCGTAGTCCGCGTCCACTTTACCCGAGACACCATTTACGGTATAACTGTTTGTATACTGCCAGATGCCCGCGTTTTCGTATTGGCAAACGTCGTTCCACTGGGCACACCAAACGGCGTACCGGGATAGTTTCGACATGTCGAGACGGTCTGAAAGGTAATACAAAGACGCATAAATTCCGACCCAATAGCCGTTGCTTTCCACGGTACTAAGGATTTTAGCCGCGATTTCACTGTATTTTGTTTTACCAAGCTTTCTTGCAATGTCATCTTCCTCAAGGTCAATATACACCGGGTAATCAAACTGCTTGCCCTTTAAAGCTTTGATAAAGCTTGCGGCTTCGTCCGCCGCCATGTCGGCATTTTCGGCGTAACTGTACCAATATGCACCCACGCCAAGCCCTGCGGCTTTTGCTTTTTTGTAGTATTCCTCAAATCTCGCGTCGTACTGTTCCGGGTATCGGTTTGCACTGCCGTAACCTGCGCGGAGTAAAACAAAATCAATACCCGAGGCTTTTAGCTTTGCAAAGTCAACTGTGCTTTGATGTTCCGATAGGTCGATTCCTATTGAAAAGATTTTTTTCATTCGACACCTCTCCCCATTGTAAAGACATCTAATTTAAGATCTACAATATCGTCAAAGTTTTCAAAAGTAATTGTTTTATACCCGAAAACAGAGTTAAATAATTTTAGCTGTTGTACGATTTCCCCCGTACTACTAACGTTTGCTGTTATTGTAGCTGCTACTAAGTCAATTGTAACGATTACACTTTCATGAAGTGATAGCGTATAGGTATGGGGGGTTGTGCCGTCACTCACCGTTATTTTGGGCGAATGAACTATTGCCGGACTTGAACCGTAAGTAAAATTTGCCCAAAAATATAACATAGCATTCTCTATATTTATAGTTTGTTTTCCTGCACCTTTAGGTAAATTTATATGCTTATAAGTTGGCGGTTTTGTTGTGAGTTTTAAGTTGCCCATTTTGTTTTCCAAATCGCCAACCCTATTATCAAGGTCACTAATGTTATAGTGATTGACACGCACTTCTGATGCTGTGAAGGCAAACAATGCATTATCATAGTTATAGGGTGGGGGCATAATCCCAAAAGTAAGCGAATGTTGTACTCCGACACCATCTCCATATACGGAAGTTGCTTTGCATGATTTTATTCCCGTAGTGCCACAGGGTAACACTAACACAGTTCTGTTTCGAGTATACGGATTATTTACAGGGTATATCTCGCCAGAGTCTATCTCAACAGGCATAACCGTCATACCCTCGTTTGTCTCAAACAAAAATTTAATACCTTGCAAACCAAGAATTTCTATACATGGAACAACATTAAATGTGTCACCCCCCATTATAGTTTTTTCTTGCGGTAAAGACGCTATTACAGGAATTTCTATTACAGCATCACATCCTAAAATTGGTTTTTCACGTGTGCCAACGTTTTTTATTAGATAAGAATGTTGAATACTACATAAATTCCCTATAAAACCCGGAGCGGTCGACATTACTCTTCCCCCTTTTTCTGAACGCCCATTTTGTCACAAAGCTTTTGCATAATTAGCGTGTTGTTGTTGAGCGCGTCGGTTAGCTTCTGTACTTCGTTCCTGTGTGTTTCCTCAAGCTTATTGATATACCAAAAGCAAATTAAGCAAACGGCGATAGGGAAACCAAGAGAGGAAACAACCTGAACAATAGCGGTTACGTCCATAAAGTTTCAATCCTTTCTGTTGTATTTACCACCTTTTATACTTATAGTATAGCACAAAAGGGTTGACTTGTCAATATACTTGTGGTATAATTTAATTAGAAGATAATACACGGAGTTGAAATATAGTGCCAAAATCGAATTATTACGACGGAACAAAGCTATTGTCATTAAAGGATATAAACGGCAAAACACCCGAGGTGTTCATGTGTACCTCTAACCGTAGCGCAGGTAAAACAACCTATTTTAATAGACTTGTGGTAAACAGGTTTATTAAACGTGGAGAAAAGTTCGCGTTGCTGTATCGCTTCAACTATGAGTTAGACGGCTGTGACGAAAAGTTCTTCAAGGATATGAAAGAATTATTCTTCCCCGAATACGATATGACCGCCGCAAAGAAGATGAAAGGCATATACCAAGAGTTGTACCTAAACGAAGAACCGTGCGGCTACGCAATTTCCATCAATTCAGCCGACCAATTAAAGCGCAATTCACATTTGTTCAGTGACGTTGACAATATTATATTCGACGAGTTTCAATCCGAGCAGAACCACTACTGCGACAAAGAGGTTGAAAAGTTTATCTCTATTCACAATTCTATTGCGCGTGGACGTAGCAAGCAATCCCGCTACGTGCCCGTATATATGATTTCCAACCCTGTAACGATACTCAACCCGTATTATGTTGCAATGGATATTTCAACACGACTTCAAAAGGACACGCATTTCATGCGTGGAGACGGTTTCGTTCTGGAACAGGGTTATAACGAAACAGCTGCTAAAGCTTTAAAGTCAAGTGCTTTTAACCGCGCGTTTGGCTCGAGCGATTATATCGCATATAGCGCCGAGGGTGTGTATTTACAAGATGACCTCTCATTTGTCGATACGCCGACGGGTCGCGGAAAGTATGTCGCAACGATACGCTATGCGGGTATTGACTACGGCGTTCGAGAGTACCCCGAACTGGGTATAGTGTTCTGTGACAAAAGCGTCGATTATCAATATCCGCTCAAAATCACCGTGGACACCGCCGACCATAAATTAAATTATGTTATGGTATCAAGTAACTTTATACTAATTCAAAAGCTTCGCTACTACTTCGAACATGGCTGTATGCGGTTCAAGGATTTACAAGCGAAAGAAGCGATACTAAAAGCACTTTCATTCTAATTTGTATTCTGCGTTCGTTCTGCACATCGACCTGCACGGGTGACACGGTTGAAAGATGCCGCCGTGACAAGGCTATGAACGGTCAATTCCTTTGTGTAGACGTGCGTTTAAGAATAACAAAAATCCCTTAGAGTTTTCATGCTCTAAGGGATTTTACTTTTAGTGCATTTCAAATGTCGTGTCAGCTAAGATAACACCACCTTTAATGCGCTTTTGAGAAAGTTTACCCGGTATCATGATGCCCGGTACAAAGTCGGATATACTACGGGGTTCACGGATAAATTCAAGTTCTTCGGGCGTGTAGTTTTCCGGGTTCTTCTCTGTGTCGTAATCCTGTTCGACTGAATGTATAAACAGTTGTTTAACGGTTTTGTTTGCACCCGCGCATGTCACAATATAATGCGGAGTTTCAATCGGTTTGCCGTCCTCATGTGTTACGTGTTCAATATAGGTTTTCTGCCGTGTGAAAAATCCAACGTCCCAGTTTGTTTCATTCTTCCAACAACAATAATTTCGCGGGTGTAGCGTGACACCTTTTATCTTGTCCAACGGTAAGTCAAGATGCAAGCTGTCTGTGTCTGCGTAGATAAAGCCGGGGTTATTGACACCGTAGTAATTCTGCTGTGCGGCAGTAATTGTAAAGTTTCGTGCGTAACTGGTAATAGCCGCGCCACATGCAATGTATCCCGGTGTCTTTTCGTTTTCGGCAACCGTAAAGAAACCTACCACGCCGTTAGGTTTAAGCATAGCCACCTTGTATGAACTGATTGTAGATGCCGCTTGTTTTCCGTATAGATTGTTACTGTATAATTTTGCTACGGTTCTAATGCCCTTATTAGGAGCGTTGATTTTCATTTCACGATATTTGTTTAAGTATTTGTCATAGATGCCTTGTTGCGCTTCGAAATAACATCCGTCCAAAATTTTGGGGTCAATTACAATGTAATGCTTTTTAAACAGTTCGTAATCTGTCATGGTCATTGTCATAGTCACATACGTGTCATGCTTCTTGCCGCATTGGTCTACCCATTCGGACACGTAGCGCTTTTGGTTTTCGTCCCATACATCGGACGTGGTTAAACTTTCGTTTTGTCTGTAATGCAGGTTTTTCTTTAGCTGTATAAAAGGGAGATACCCAACCTTTAGTCTAAAACGACAACGCAGACGCACGTAGTAATACAGACCTACTAAAGGGTTATGCGACTTTAATAGTTCCTGTCTTTCAGCTTCTACTGCCTTTAAACCCTCTGCGCTGCTGAAAAATTCAGGTTTACCTATAGGGTAATAGTTACCACTGTCACTGTGCATCATGGACGGGTAAAGGGAGTTTACGTCAAGCGTTAAACCATTTTTATGTGCCTTGCATTGTTTGCCTTGCACAACGTGACACCACCCGCCACGGTATGCCTTGCGTATGTATTCATCTGCATTTGTAGCGCCGTAGCGCTCGGGGTCAAGCGGAATGTCATAGAGGTTTGGGAACATGTCTTGATAAACAAAACGGTTATAGCCGGATTTAAACTCACTCATACAGCAAGCACCTATTGTAAGTTTTTTGTGTCCGTCTGCAAACATAAATTCTATGGCTTCCTTAACGACAAGCACGTCGTTTTTGATATAATGTTCTTCATCAGGGGTAATATTATACCCTGCGTGACGTTCACCCTTGTATTCAATCGTGCTCTTACGGTGTTTTGTGTTAAAGCTTTTTCCCATGTCTGCGACGGAGAGGGGGATAAGCTTGTAACTGTCACGAAACTCTATAAGGCTTCTATGGGTTTTAACAGTCATCGTATACCATTGTCCCATGTCGGATATGCTGTACTTAAAAGTGTTAGGTTGCATGTCATTTGTTTCGTAAAACATAGTGTGTTCAACTTTGCCGTCGGGTGTGTAGGTTGCTTGTGCGTAGTCGTCGCGCTTCAATAGGTAATCGAGAATGTAAGAAAAGTCAAAAGCGCCATTGTGAAAGTACACAATGTTCTTGCCTTTTAACTGCTCTATCCATTCCCAGTATTTATCTATTGAGTTTACAACAAGTACGTCTTCTGTATGTATTTTAACACATGCCGCCGCCCAGACTTCCGTGTCGGTTTGCCCATCGTATACGCTTGTCTCAAAATCACATACATAATAATTCATACTTGCACGTCTCCAAACGCTTCATTTAGTTTCATCATTTCTTCTACACCTGCTTCACGGTGTTCGTAAAAGTTGCCTAACCAACGTCCCGCCGCGTTAACGTCATTCGCTTCCTGTGAGGTTAATGTTCCGGCGGCAACGCCGATTTCATTCAGCATGTGCGCGAATACGGTGTCACCCTCATTTTTGCCGTAACGGTTTTGCAGATGGTTGCGTTCTTCCTTTAGGTTATCCAATATATATTCCATACCTGCGTGTTTCTTTTTGTCTGTTACCCATCGTGCGTTCGCTTCAACAAAATACGCAAATGCGAGGTCAGCTTCATTTATATTCGCTGTGGGTGCATTGTTAAGTAAAAGAACTATATTGCTTTCAACACCCGTTGAACTTGTAACTGTAAATTGCGTGAAGCCTAACTTGTTAAACTGCGCTCTTGCGTCTTTGGGTATGTCGGCAAACGAAATAGCTTCGCCGTTCTGTGCTTCTGCATATAACGCCGTGTCCGTAATGTCTTTAAGTTCTTGTTTTAATTTATCAAGCGTTTTCTTTGTTATTCTTTCGGGACGTTCAAAAGCGCTAAACAAATCTTTAGACTTGTACTGTGATTTATAACCTTTTCTTAAATAACGGTTAAAGCGTTGCTTTGCGTTTGTAAGTAAACGCTTAAATTCTGCTTGATTAGGTGTCAGTTTTTTTGACGATTTTTTAGCCATGTTTTTACCCTCTTTTCTATTGACAAGATAATACCGTTATGGTATAATAAAGTGTGAAGATAAAAAAGAACCGATGACGAATTTTTTTTTTCGTCATCGGTTCAATCGGGAGGTTTACCGCCATGTCAGCGGCAGTTAAGGAAAGGAGAAATCTTATTGTTTATTTGATATGGTCTACGAGTTCCGCATTCTCGATAAAATCCTTGACGGACATTTCGTAGCGGTTTTCTTCGATAGACTCAATGTTAACGAGAGTTACAATGCGTCCCGTTTCTTTGTTGTCGTGGTCGCGGTGCAACTTTTTAGTCAGCGCGTAAAGAGTGGGAGCGCCTTCGCACACGTCGGTGAAATGATAATCAACACCGTTTTCGTTAACCGTGTAGGTGTATGTCGTGGTCTGAACAGTTCTACGAATATATCTCATTATCATTCACCTGCCTTTGCTACAGGGCGGCAACCGAGAAAGTTGCGACCTTTATAGTTCTGGGACGGCTTCGCAAAGCATTCGATTTCCATACCGTCGCTTGCGTCGAACGTGCCCACAATGTCGAGGAAAGACTGAGTGAACGACTGGGAGCCAGTATGATAGAGAACGCCGTCTGCGATAATGACAAGCTTGTCGTATTCCTTGTCCTGACCGGGCTTCGGGTTGTCGTTCACAGTGTGAACCATTGCCCATGCGTCCGGGTAAGAGAGTACGAGTTTGCCAAATTCTTCGATAGCCTTTTCAAGGTTCTCACCGTTGGAGTAGTTGAGAATGTTGTATCTGTCCATTTTGTTCAGTTCTGTGGAGTTGGTAATGATGTTAGTAAGCATAGTTTTTATCCTTTCAAGTTGTATTTTGTTATAATAGAGAGTATGGAAACTGACAATGAAATTACGCAGAAAGGAGTTTTTTACCTTTCTTAAATATTCTTTTGTAATCGTCTGAAACTTCGTTGCAACTTGTGTTCTTCTTGATTACGTATATATCTTAACACATGTTGGGCTAAATGTCAATAGGTTTTTCAAAGTTTTTTGAAAATATTTTTCGGCTGTTTATTGCTTTAGCCTGTGATAAGAAATGACTGTTGGTTAGTTTATGTGCGCATAGCGTGTTGTAGTGTGGTAATGTGTTACGCCGGTTTCCGTCCGCGGGTTACCCACACGGGTTGCGCAAGCACCAGGTTCCGTCCGCGGAGCGGAGCAGAGCGACGCGGACGGCGGCAGGTAATCACGTGATTATGTGAACTGTTCCTGAATTAGTTCACTTTGCCCGTATAGACTTTAGTTAGTCGTGACTTAATCTCGCAGAGGTAAGAACGAGATTAAG